GGAGAGGAAATGGGACAAGAGATGGAAGGTGAAGAGCAGATGAATGAAGGAATGGCTGAATAGTTATACCTTTGCTAAAACAAAAGTAACATGGATAAAAACATCTTTGACATTGATGGCTATTCTAGTGAGCCTATGTCAGCAGAATCTATGACAGATAATGCTGAAGGTAGTCAAGAAACTAGTGGCACATCACAAGACCCAACACAAGGCGAAGGAGAAGGAAATCAAACCGCATCAACTGAAGGTCAATCAACTGAAGGTCAAACTTCTGTTGGACAAGAAGGCTCTACGAGCACAGAAGGAAACTCAGGAAGTTCGGTTGATTTTGAAACTAAGTCTTTTGAATTTGAATGGGATAATGAAGAATCTAAAACTATTTATGAAAACCTCATAAGTGGAGATTACGCTTCAGTATCCGATATGCTTTATGAGCAGAAGCTGCTATCTAATCTATCAGAAATGAATGATTCAGATGCAGTGATGATGGCTCTAGCATATCAGTATCCAGATTTAACTCCAGAAGAAATTCATGAGGAGTTTGAATCTAGATATGCTGTACCTAAAGAGGATACGGAATATATGAGCGAAGACGAACTTTCTGTATATAATAAAAAAGTAGAGAAGGAGTCTAAGCGAATAGAAAGAGAACTTAAAAAAGATGCTAGAGTTGCTAAAGAAACGCTTTCTTCATATAAGAAAGAAATTAGCTTCCCTGACATTCTATCGAAGGCAAAAGAGTTTGCTTCGGTAGTAGACCCAAAGGAGTATGTAAATCAATATATTCAATCTGAGCAAACTAAGTCAGAACAGACTGCGAAAGCTGAGAGAGAAAAGTACCTATCACAAGTTGATAAAGGGCTAAACGAGTTTAATGGATTTGAAGTCAAGTACAAAGACGAGGAAGTCTCTATTGACGCCAAATTCTCTATCCCTGATGAGGATAAGACTGCATTAAAGCAGGAGTTAAACGACTTTGACCTTGTTGACTATTTTGGTAACAGATACGTCAAGGATGACCAATATGATACCAGACAGATTGCAGAAGATAAATACTTCTTGCAAAACAGAGATAAGATAATTAACTCTCTTGTAACACAGGCTGTATCTAAAGCTAAGTTAGATTGGTTAAAATCAATTAAAGGAATAGACTTATCATCTAAACCTAGTATTGGAGCTAACCCTGCAGCGAATGATGAAGTAAGAGGCGCATCTCAAAAAATCTTTAATTTTTAATAAATAAAATAATTTAAAATGCCAGTTTTACAACCAGGTGGAGTAGTTCCAGCAGGTGGAGCAGTATCGCAAGCGTTCGTAACCGCATTGTCTTTATTGAAGCCACAGAACTATGACCAATTTATTGAGGCTTATGGCGCTCAATCTTACACTCAAATCCTAGAAATGCTAGGTAACAAACAAGTAGTACAAGCTACAGAATTCGGTCACTACGAAAGCCGCGGTAAGCGTCATTTCGCAGTACAGACTACAGGTGCTCCAGCAGAAACTGCAGCATTCTCTGATGCAGATACTACTATCGAAGCAGGTGAAGGTGTTACAATCACCATTACTGCAGCTTCTCACTTCCCTAACACATCAGGTGGAGAATCTCCAATCCGTGTAGGTGAAGTTTATGAAATCGCAGCAACAGGTATTTTAGTAAAATGCGTAGCTGTAAACAAAGCAACTGCAGGTGCTCACACTATGACAGTTGTTCCTTTACAAAGCACTTACGTTCTTAACTCAACTAACTTACCTTCAGGTAGCTGGTTATTAGGCCGTGGCGCATCTCTTTCTGGTGAGGCTTCAACTAAAGTTGATTCTCAAACAGAATTAGTGAATCGTTACACTAACACGACTACTATGATTCGTGAAGATTTCGAAATCACTGACAAAGCTATGATGCAAGAGCTTTGGGTTAGCTTTGATGGCGAAGCGAAATATACTCGTAAAGGTGCTAAAGAAGCGGTTAATCGTTTCTTAAACAACAAAGAGTTTACTTTACTTTTCGGTGTTCAAGCAACTAACAGCCGTGCAGGTGACAACGGTACTGCAGGTCTTATCCCTACTATCGAGTCTCGTGGTCAAACCCATCAGTGGAATTCTGATAGCGTATTCGATATTGAAGATTTCCACGCAATTAGCCGTTTAGTAGACTTCAACGGTGGTGCTTCTGAGTATCACTTCTTGATGGATAGCTACTTACGTAGCAAGATTGACGATGCATTATTCGCTAAATACCAAAATGGTGCAATCCAGTGGGCTGCAGTAGGTGGTAGCAATGATGTAGCTGTTAAGTATGGTTTTGATAGCATCAAGATTGATGGTATTACTTACCACCTTAAGAAGTTCTTAGGATTCAACGCTGAAGCTGTATACGGTGTAGCTCCTGCTACAGAGAAGTACAAGAACTTCGGTATCTTGGCTCCTATGAAATCTAACAGAGATGCTCGTACAGGCGACAACATCCCTAGCTTACAAGTTGTTTACAACGAAATCGAGCCAGGTAAAGAGTTGAAAGTATGGGAAACTGGTGGTCTTGCTAAAGTTCCAACTTCTGATAAGTTGAACTTAGTTATCAGCCACGCTTGCTCTGCAGGTCTTCGTACATTCGCAGCTAACCAATTCGTAGTTGTGAAGCCATAATTGATTACTAATCAATAGGTTAAATATAAGGGCTCTAGTTAATACTAGGGCCCTTTTTTTTGTTCATAAATTTGCTGAAATAGTAGCTATGAGAAAAGTGTTCAGTAGATTCAAGGATAAGAATAGTATAAATTTCATAGAAGAAGTTATAGCTACTTGTAATATGTATGGAGTAAAGTGTAGTATAAGAGATGTATCATACGTAAAACTTGGTAGTTTTAAATGCGGAGGCTGGTTTGACGGAGAAGACAGAGAATTAGTATGTAGTGTAAAGCACGATAAAGGATTAGCATTATTGGCTCATGAATTTTCGCACTTTCATCAGTGGGCAGAGAATAGCGATATATGGGATTTAGCTACAAGAAAGAACTCTCATTCAGCAATGCACGAATGGATAGAAGGGAAGCAAATTAGAGACATTAAAAAGCATATAGCAATATGTAGAGACCTAGAGGTAGATGCCGAAAAAAGGGCTGTTAAAATGATAAAGAAGTACAATCTACCTATCGACATAGAAGAGTACATTAGAGGAGCAAATGCTTATATATACTTTTACAATTACATATTGAATATTAGAAGATGGAGTGCACCAAAGAATAGTCCGTATAGAAACAAGGTATTAATAGCTAGTATGCCAAAGACCTTTATGAAAGACTATTCTGTTCTACCTGATAGGCTACTTAAGATATACCAAGAACAAGGTATATAGTACAAAATACATACCTTTGCTAAAACAAAAGAAATAAAATGGCAAAAGCTAAAAGTATTCTATCTGAAGATGGGGAACTCATCGAAGTAGAGCAACCTATTGTTAAGCAAGAGGTTAAGAAAAAAAGACAACCTTCGGAGTATGTATTCCAGTTGTTGGTAAATTTCAGAAATCAAGACGGAACCTTATCATTCCCTCCAACATTTGCTCTTAGAAATAAAAGCGTAGTGTTTGACGAGGAAACAGGTAGAGAAAGAGCCACAAGATACCTTGAGGGTATTTCTACTATCTGGCAAGATGAGCAGGATTCTTTACCTGAAAGCATTCAAAACAGAAGACCTAACATTCAGTTTAAAGACGGATTCTTAAGAGTTCCTTCTACAAAGCCTACATTGGTAGAGTTCTTATTAAAGAATGACCAATACGACAAGAAGAAGAACAAAATGGATAAGTATGCTCCTGCAACCTACACAATGATTAATTATGAGGAAGCGGAAGAAGAGCAACTTAAGAAGTCTGAAAACAAGCTAGAAGCAATGAAGATTGCCATGAACGCTAGCGAACAAGAAATGTTAGCTCATGCTAAATTCTTGAATGTTAGGTTTAGTTATGAAACAGGAGAACCAAGGTCTGAAAGCGCAATTAGGTCTGATTATGTGACTAAAGCACAGAACAATCCCGACTTATTCTTAAAGACTGTAAATAACCCTGTGGTAAAAGCTAAGTACATGGTAACTAAGGCTATGGAGAATAACCTTATTACTATTGCACATATCAAGGGTCAGGCACATTGGAGACAAACAAAACTCCTTATTGCTCAGATTCCTGACGGAGCAGATGCAGCTAAATTCCTATCAGAATTTGCCCTTACAGAAAAGGGAGCAGAGTTCTATAACAAATTGAAAGAGTTATCTTAAAATAGGTTTTTGTTTCATTTGCTTTTGGTTTACCCCTCTACTATTCTTAGTTGGAGGGGTTTCTTTTTATATGCTTAACTTTGTACAAATTTGACACGTGAATATAAATGACTGCTTTAAAATTGTAGCCTATCTAGTAGATAAGTATCAAGGAACAGGCGTATCTCCAGATGACTTTAATAGGATATTTCCTATGGCAGAAAGGTCTTACTTTGATATGCTTGCAGGCGGTGTTGAAGATTTTCAACCCGGAAGACCAATATCTAGAATAGGCATAGGAATGGGCAATAACGTAAATGAGGCATTAGCTGCGTTTATGCAAACGTCTACATTAACTATAACTTCAGGAAGCGCTACTGTTCCAGCTAATCTATTTAAAGCTATTTCAATGAGAACGGCAAGTAACGTAGATATACCTAGAGTAGACCACGCAAAACTTGCTAGTAAATTAAATAGTCCAATAGACGCACCAACTTTAACAAAGCCATGCTACAATGAGATTGGGTCTACTTATAGATTTTACCCTACAGCATTAACGACAGCTAATCTAACATTCATTAGATTGCCAATTCCTCCTGTTTGGGGATACACAACAGTTAGTGGAAGACCTGTTTATGATGCTGGAACTAGTACACAATCAGAGTGGAATGACGCAGATTTAAACAAGATAATAATGAGAGCTGTTGGTCTAATTGGCGTAAGCATTAATGACCAGTTAATCATACAGGCCGCAAATCAAGTTAAAGAGAAAGGAGAATAACGCATGAATAGAATTCAATTTATAGAATTAGTAAGAAGGAATTACTACAATGGCATTCCTAGTTCTGATGCAGAATTAACAACAGAAGAAGTTGATTTGTATGTAGACGCTGCAGTGGGTAGAGCGGTTACAATAAACTACAGAGAAGCTATTGAGCTAGATGGTATTGAAACTATTGGAGATGTATTCTATTCTACATTCAAAGGTTTTACAATAGCTAAAGATAACGATACAGGGTATTATTACTTTGATTTACCTCAAGCACCATTGGCGTCAAAAAGAGGATACAATATAGCAACATTAACTTTTCCTGTTAGTTCAGGATTAGCTAAAGCTCCAATCCAGGTATCTGTTAAAGAGCTTGATTATATGGACCAATTACCTACACCTCCAAGTAAGATATTCTTCTGGCCTGAAGGTAAAAGATTATACATGAAGAGCTACATTAATTTAATAGGTAAAGCTCCTATTGTAAGAATGGTTAGCCCTAAGATAGATGAGATACCTGAAGATTATATTGCTTCAGCTATGGATTGGATTATGGGTCAATTAAGAATTAAAAAACAAACACCTCAAGACTTATCTAATGATGGTCTTGATAAAGCATAATAAATTATGAGTAAAGCAACAGCACAATGGGTTCCGTTAGCAGAGGTTATATACAACTATATAGACCAGGCTCATCTAACTAGTGCAGAGTTTAGAAGACTTTGGGCTCTAGGAATTAGAGGTGTTAATGAGTTAGGAATGGATGTGTTCTATACTCCTAAAACAGAGAAGTTAGTAGTTAAGCCAAACAAGACTGTTGAGTTACCTGCTGATTATTTAGCATATACTAAAATAGGAGTTTTAAATGCAGATGGCGAAGTTGCTACCTTAAAAAGAAATCCAAGTAAAACAGCTTATAAGATAGCTGATGCAGATAGAACTAGCAATAATACAGACGATGGAATAGGCGATGCGTACGATAGTAGATTCTGGAGTTATGTAAACTATTACAGTGGAGCAGGTTATGTTAACCTGTTCGGTAATGGCTCTATGCTAAATGATGCAGGAGAATTCAATATAGATGAAGAGCAGGGTTTTATCTACCTAGATAATGACTTTGCTTATGATTATATTATATTAGAGTATCTATCAGATGCTTCTAATGACCAAGATTTTAAAATACCAATTCAGATAGTAGAAGCTACTATTGCTTTTTTAGCATGGAAAGATATAGAGTTTCTTGCTTCTTCTAGAAAAGTTAATATGGGAGAAAAGCAGCTTAGAAAGAGTAACTACTATAATCAAAAGAGATTAGCTAAACAAAGAGTTAATCCAATAAGACTTTGGGAAGCTAATAGTACTATAAGAGAAGGACAGAAATTGGTTGTTAAAGGATAAAAAAAATAATAAATGCCTCAAGAGAAAAAGCAGTTTCAAGGTATACTAAATCTTCAGGATTCAGAAGATATAATACAGCCAGGTCATCACATTGATGCCATGAATATAACATTCAGAAATGGCATAGCTGAAAATATACTTGGTAATAGAGAATTAGGTAGTTTATCATTACTACTTCCTAGTACAGGAACTAACGTATGTATATGTGCTTATAATGATGAATTAAGAGGTAAGTTGATTATATTCAACGCTAACTCTTTAGGGTTTGATGGGATATATAAAATGTCTACATTAGATTCCGCAGCAGCAACTAGAATATATCAAGCAGGAACTGCGTCTTATCCAAACATATTAAACTTCAATACAGCTAATAAAATACATTCTGTAAATATTCTTTACGGAGAAACAGAGGCTGAAGATATTCTATTATTCGTAGATAGCTTAGGAAGACCAACAAAAATGAAGATGTCTAGATTCATTGCTAATGAATACTCTGCATCTGAAATAAACAGAACATACATTGATGTTCATGTTAATCCTCCGCTATCTCCTATTAAATGCACTTATGAGCATGACAATGCTGTTACTGCAAATAACGTAAGAGACTCATTATTCCAATTTAGATATAGATTCGTTTACGATGACAACGAGAGAAGTACATGGTCTCAGGCTAGTATAACTCCTCTTCCTTTTGATTACCTAAGACAACAGGGTACAAAGAATAACTCAAGAATAGCGTTGTTCATGTCATCAGGTGGAAGTAATGTAAAGAAGATAGAAATTGCAGCAAAAGAAACTAAAGGAGAATCTACTTCAGATTACTTCTTAGTTGATTCAATAGATAAGTCAATATCTTCAGTTCCGGATAATTCAATATATAGATATAACTTCTATAATAATGGAGTTTATGAATTCTTAGACCAGAGAGAAATAGACTTAATATTTGATATGGTTCCGGATGAGGCTAATACCCAAGAACTATTAAATGGTAATGTTATTATATATGGCGGTATCAAAGAAGGGTACGATAATCCAACTGTTACAGGTTCATTATCTACTTTTTCCATAGACTACCTTACGCAGCCAAATGGACTACTATTCGTAGCTTCTGCAAGAGGAGAAGATACTTCAAATGTTGCCTCTGATATTGTTTTAACAATAGCTGGAACAGGAACATTAGACGGAAATAATAGAACATCTGTATTAGATTCTGTAAATGCTACGGGTCACACATATGTTATAAATATGGTAGACGCAGCAGGTACTGCTATTAATATCAACTATAATGCTGCATCGCAAACAATAGATACAATACTTGCAGGAATTGGTTCTGCAGCTACGGGTCTTGGCTTTACTGTTTCAGCAGTTGCAAACCGTTCAATTACAATATCTAAAGCAGGTGTTAAATTATTAGGTTCTTCATTTAGAACAAATAATCAAAATATATTATCATCTAGCTCTAGTGTTTATAGCGAACTAGCTAAGAACTCATTCTACTCATTTGGATTGGTTTACTTTGATGTGAAGGGTAAGACAAATGGAGCAGTATATCCTATTCAAGCATTTGATAAGAGTACTAGCGAATACGTTTCAGTACCAACAGCTAATACAGAATACATTAGTTTATCAATAACTAGTAGACCTCCATCATGGGCAGTAAAGTATTCAGTGGTAAGAAGTGAAAATAAAACAATAGATACTCAGATAGCATGGGTTACAAACAATGTGGCTACTGGTTCTTCTGATACTACTATTGCATCAGATGCGTTAGTAACCTATGTTGGAATTCAAAACATGACAACATATAATGAGATTCTAAATTCAGAAAGGGGGATAAACTACGACTTTGTAGAGGGGGATAGAATTAAGTTTATATCAAGATATCAATCAGGAAACTTTAATGACCTAAAAGCTACATTAGTTACAGGTACATATGATTATGAGATTATAGGAACAGAGATAAATCCTAAGATAGGCGGTAATGCTAAAGAAGGTAAGTATATCAAATTAAGATACTCTGATTTGTCGGGAGACTTATCTACTGAATTCAAGGTTGACGGAAGTATGTTTTTCGGTAATTATCTAGTTGTAATCTATAGACAAAAGAAAAGGTCAGCAGATGATAAGACATTCTTTTACGAATTCGGTCCTAGTTTAGGAATAGGTGATGCAGGATTAGCAACTAGATATCATCTAGGTAATACAGATTCTGCTTATACAAATAATGGGAATCAGTCAACAGACCTAGTTACCCCTGCAAAAATTAATTTTCATACGGGAGATTGTTATACAAAATTCAGAAAGAATTTGCCAATCGTACTTGGAAGATACGAAGGCTCATTAAATTCATATAGTCATTCTGTAAGTGCTGGAAATATATACTCTACAATGAAGATAGGCCTTCCTAGCCAAGACAATGCATCATTTAGAGTTAGCTCTCAAACAGAGCAATTATCTAACGGATATGGATTAGGAGATTATCCATTATACGCAAATGATGCAGGATTTTTCTTCTTCAACAAATCAACAACAGAAGAACTTAAGATAAGAATCACAGGTTCTTTTAGGGCATATGGAACTAAGACATCTTATATGAAACTTGTTCTTAAAAAAGTTCCTTCGCTTGCTCCTCTTACTGTTACTACAACAGACTTGACAGGAGTTGTTGATATATCAAATGCGCCTGTTGCATCCGGAAGTCCAGGAACACCGGTTGATGTTCAGTTCGACAAAGTAATATCTGTTAGACAAACTGATAAGATTTCGCTGATGGCAGAGGGTACACCATTTGCTCAGTCAGTTGTTTTATTTTCAGAATTCAATATTGAAGTTTATAGAAACGTGGATAGAATACCTGTTACAGAAGAGATTGTATCAGATTCAAGTAGGCTTTATTTTAACGGTAACGGAAGGCCGTTTGTTTTTGATAGAACAGCTAAGAGAGGATATTATGGAAATCTAGTTAGATATGGTCAAAATTACATAGCAGGTAGCTCAATAAATGACACTAATAGATTCTACGATAGCAACCAAGATGAATACGACCTTCAGCACGGGGATATTGAAAGATTTAAATCTAGAGACAAGTCTCTTAGAGTTTTCCAACAAAGAAACACAGGAACGGTTCCTATATTCCAATCATTGATTCAAGATACATCAGGCTCTAGCCTAATAGCTCAAAGTGATAAAATCTTAAATAAAATTCAGTACTATTCAGGTAACTATGGGATAGGTAATCAGCCATGCTCATTAGCATCATCATCTTTTGTTGACTATTTTGTTGATACTGTAAATGGAGCTATAGTAAGAGTTAGTTTAGATGGAATTACCGCATTAAGTAAGACATATAAGCTAGATGATTGGGCTGTTAGTAAGCTATCTAAATACTATAAGTTTGGATATAAAGATGTGATATTCGGGGAATACGACAAGTTAAATAACAACTATGTAGTACACCTTCAAGCTGTGCCTAATATAGAACCTGATTTAGCTATTACAGAGACATATACACTTGCTTTCAATGAGCAGTCTAACTCGTTTGTTAGTTTTTACAGCTACTACCCTGAAGCAATGGTTTTCTCTAATGGAGGATTTTATAGCATGAAATCAGGTAAGGCGTATTTACACGATGTAGTTACCGCAGGCTCAAGAGCTAGGTTCTATGGGGTTTCAGGAGCATGTTATATACAATGCGTATTCAACTCTTCAAGAGATGCTAAAAAGAGATTTAATGCATTAACCTACCTTGGAGATGGAGTTTGGGAAGTAGTATCTAATACTTCTATGGGGCAAGATAGCAACTTGATAGAAGCTGACTTTAGTACCGTAGAAGACAAGAAACACGCAACAATGCTAAGGGATTCAAATAGTCCAGGAGGATTGATTAATGGTGATGTATTAAAGGGTGATTGGATTAAGATAAAACTATCAGCGAAATCACCACAAAATAAAGTAAATTTGCATTTAGTAGAAGTAAACTTGTTAATACAAAATAGATAATTATGGCAGCAGGAGCAGGAATAGGAGCAGCAATAGGCTTAGGTACAGCATTAGTAGGCGGTATTAAAGCTAGAAAAGTAAGAAAAGATATTGAAGGCCAAATGGCTAACAGACCCGGATTATCAACTCCGGCTGCATTATCTAAACTAGTGGCAACAGCAGAATCTAGAGAAGGTATGGGTATATCTGATGCCGCTAAGAATCTAGCTCAAACAAGTGCTGCTCAAGGAATGTCTACAGGTATATCTGCCTTAACAAAAGCAGGTAGAGGAGCTTTGGCTTCAGGTGCAACAAGTCTAGTTAGAGGTCAACAAGATGCCGCAAATCAGATGGCTCTACAAGACGAAGCTGCTAGGCAAAGAAATCTAGGAGCAGCTCAACAAGCAAGAGGAATGATGGCTCAAAACCAAATGGCAATACAGAAAGATAGACAAGATGCATATCAAGAAAAACTTTCTTTCTTAAATCAGAGATACAATCAGATGCAAGGATTAGCTAGTCAAGGACTAGGTATAGCTGGAGCGCAGGCTGCTAAAATGGAAACTAACCCATTAGCAGGAGTTGGTAAAAAAATAAGTGGATTATTAAAGAAAAAACCAGCAGCAACTACTGTTGAAGATATATAAAACCAAATAGAAACAATGGCAGCATTTAAATTTAATTTACAACAGCTTGATGTTCTTGGAGCCTATGATAGGTATACTAAAGAACTAGAAGAAAGAAAGAAAGAAGAGTTGTATGAAAACAAGCTAATAGACCAACAGGTAGATGACTTTAATAGATATTATAATCCTAAGTCTATTAGAGAGAATGATTTGCCATTATTGCAAGGTTCTTTTAAAAACTACGAAACAGCTGCTAAACAATTAAATAAAGCTAGAAGACTTGGCAATGTAGACGAGATAAACAAGAATAGAGATGTAATGCAGAAGGCTATTGCTGACATGGGTGATGTGTATAATAAGTCTGTTATCGCTAAAAAGGTTGCAGCAGATATGTCTGTATTAAAAGACCAAGAAAGAAAAGGTCTAATTGTTATAGACGATAATAACTACAAGAATTACTTCAATTTGTTTACAGCAGGAAAATTGAATGATATAGAAAATACTGAGATAAATGGTGTAAAGCTTGGAAAGCCTGATACATGGGGTAATGTAATGACAGGAATAGAATATAATAATAATAAATTTAACGAAAGTCTAGGTAAAACAATAACAGCGTTTAATTCAAATAAGAATAATTATACAACAAGTACTGCTCCTGTAGAGTTTCAAACACAGAAACTAGCAACAGGAGATGAATTTAAGATTCCTGTTTTCGAGAAGACTCCAGATTATAATAAAGCACTTCAGCTTGCTATGGTTCAAAATGAGTCAATGAAGAAAAAAATACTTCAACAATTCAATACGGAATTAGCTCAAGGCGGAACAATTGGAGATATAGCTAGAGTAAAGCAAACTAAAATAGCTAACATATTCGGCAAAACACCTGACCAATTAACAGCAGATGATTTACTTGCATACTCTATAGCCGGAGATTCTAGAAGAGAAGCTGACTTTAAGCAAGGAAAGGCTACATGGGAAATGGCAATGGATGAAAGGAAGTTTGCTTATAAGCAAAAACTAGACGAAGAAAGAGCAAAAATAGCAAAACTAAAAGCCGCTAACAAGGCTTCTGGAGCAGGTGGTAAGGTTAATAGCATGGAAATAACTCTCCTTACAAACTATTACAAAGAATCAAAGAAGGATTTCGCAAACGATTCCGGTGACTTAACTAATCAAGATAAGTTTAAATATTGGCTAAATTCTTTAACTGAAGATGGAAAAGAGAATAAGGTCGTTGATTTTATACATAGGACTGTTCCGAAAACTAAAACAGACCTAAAAGAGATGCATAAGGTTCTTCAGGGTTATATGAAAAATCCTCAGAGCCTATATACGGCAATACCTCAATAATACATTTCCTTAGAATAAAATTGGTTAGCTTTGCATATTACTGTAAAGCTAATTTTTTATGGCAGATACCCAGAACGACAATCAACAGCAGCCACCTAGAGGAGGATTATTGAGAGCTATTTTTGATAGAGGAGTACAAGATGGAACTATTCAAGCTAGACCTATTAGTCCTGCTAGAAGGGTACAACCTTTATTAACAGGTGTTACATCTGAAGCTCAACCTAAGCCACTTTCTCTACAGGGGGCAGGAATGGAAAAACCAAGAAAAGCAATAGTTCAACCAAAACCAAAATTAGTTGGTAAAGTAGAGAAGGGTGCTCCGGTTCAGCCAATAGCTGTTCCTGAAGTTAGTGATATACAATCACTTGCTCCTCAAAGACAAATAACAGAAGCTGAGATTGAACAGAATAGAACAAAGTATGTTCCTGAAGCTATAGAAAATACAATAATCACAGCTAGAAATAGTTCGTCAGACAAGACATATTTCGACAATTTTATTGCTCCTAATTTAAGAAAAACATTATCTGAAGATATTAAATCAGGTGAGCTTGATGCTGGCTTAAATAAAGATAGGTATCCTATTGTAATAAGAAGGGTAGACGGCATATTTGAAAATACATTACAAGGTGCAATCGATAGGGGTAATACTTTAATAGGTCTAGATGAGTATGATAGGTTAGATAAACAAGGTAAAATACAATTCCTTTCAGGTAAAAGCACATTAAGAGTGCCTACCCTCTCTCAAGTTGGTTCGCCAACAAGAGATTTATATTCAGGTCAAACAACTCAAGAATACCAAGGCGCTGTACCAATAGAAAGAGGAACAGCAGGAGAAATAGCTTATGGTGTAGGCGGTGTCCTTCCGGACATTGCTACAGGTATTGTAACAGCCCCATTAAATTTGGTAGTTCCTGGAGCTAGCTTATCTTCAGTTGCTGCCATACAAGGTAGGACAGGAAGAATTAATGCGGCTCAACAAGCGTTTCAAGTAGCAAAGACCAATGGTCTAAATGATGAAGAAGCGTTACAGGTTGCAGAAAATGCAGAAAAAACAGGAGCTGTAACAGGTGCATTAGAAGGTGCCGCTAGTCAGTTCTTTGGTACTAAAATCCTTAAGGCATTCGCTGAACCTACTGCTAAAACGGCTTTAACAGGTTTTGTTAAGCAAGCTAAACAATTTGCTAAAGGAGCTATTACTACCACGGGTAAGGCAGCACTTCCATTAACTGCTGATATGGGCGTTGCTGGTACAATGGAGATAGTTAGACAAGAAGCTCTTGCAGACCAGAATTTAGAAAATCCAAATAGAAATAAAGAGATTTTAGATAACGTGAAAATGGAAGGTGCTGTTGGTTTAGCATTTGCTATTGTTGGTAAGCTAACTAAGGTTCCTAAATATCTTCAATCTTATGCAACTAGTGCATTAGCCACATTAGACCCTAATGATTTAGTTGATTACGCAACAGAAATGGAATTAAGAGGAGAGGCTCCAGCAGGTTTTACCGATACTGTTAGAGAAGAGGTAAAGAAATACAATGAAGCAAAAAGTGCAGCAGGAGATGTTGTAGATGCAGAAATAGAGCCAACGATTGTTGGATTGATAATGAAGAAGAAGAATCTTCAAGAAAAACTTAAAGAGGCAGATGATACAATAAAGCCTCAGATACAAGCACAAATAGACGAATTAAATACAAGAATTACTACTACACTTGATACGAAAGTTCCTCAAGAAGTAGATGATAAAACACAATCTAAAATAGAACAAGATGCCACTAAAGAAAGCGAGCAAATCTCTACCGTACAAGAAGGCGGTACAGCAGAACCTACGGGAGTTATTCCTGGACAACAAGAAATCGGGCAAAGAGAAGGGAGCCAACGGCAAGCCACGGAGCAGGGCGCAAATATTGGCGATAGCAATATCAGCCGCCAAGCGGAAGTAACTCCTACTCAAGAGAAGACAAAAAGAGCAGGAGATTCTATTAGAGCATTCAAGATAGAACAAGCTGCTAATACATTAGATACCAACATATTTGGTATACCTATTGCAATATATAATGGAGTTCTAGAAGCAGCAGCAACAGCTACTGATTTAGGAACTGATGTAGTAACAGCTGTTAGGAAGTATTTAGCAGAACAGAACCCTGATGATATAGCAGGCATAGATGAGAATGCATTAATAGATGATGTTACTTCTAAGCTACCTAAAAAAGAAAATCCGACTGTCACAGAAGATGATGTAGTTAATTATGAAGCAACTTCAGAAGAAAGAAGTAAGCAAGAGAAGAAGGCATCTAGAGCTGTAAATAAAACAGCATGGAGAAGGATATTAAAGGCTGTTGATGACAATCAAGTCAATGTAATAAAAGAGCTTAGAAAGACGGGTAAGTTTTCAGACTTATTGGTTTCTGCACTAGAAGCTATTAGACACACCTCAGCAGATTCTAACGAAAGAATAAATGCATTCAATAAAAATGTATATGATGGATTGAGCGATAAGCCTACAATTCAATTAGGCAACTCTCAGTTTAGCGAGAAAGGATTACTAGAGGCTGTTATTAAAGCAAAAAGATTAATAGAAATTCAAAGAATGTTAAGCGATAAATTCGCTAGATTCCAACAATTTGATGCTGAGTATAATACTGCTTTAGCAGAGTATGAGGCAATAGATGAAGCTACGGCAAAGAATAAAAAGAAGCTAGATAAGGTCTCTGAAAAGATAAATGAATTAAATAAGAGAATCGTATCAGCTAACTTAGATGAAGCTAATCAAGAAGAGTTTGACAAGTTAGTTGAACTTGTTAGAGACCAGCACGATAAAGCTGACGCTATAATGGCTGAGATTGAATCTATCTCTGAGAAAAATAAGGTAGCTATTGCAAAAGTAAGAGAGACTAGAAATAGAAGACAGACAGCTTTAGAGTATATAGCTAACAGAGGAGTATTGTTACAGAACGAAGATGGGACATACGCTTTAGGTAACTATAAAATGGGAGCCATAAGAGATGGGATTCCGTATACCGCAAATGAAGCTCAAGCATTTTTAAATGCAGCTTCTAAATCAGATAAATTTGCTGATATTGATGCTAGGTCGGAAGAAGCGTTCTCTGCATTTAAATCAATATTAGATGAACAATACGACGCAGGATTAATATCTCAAGAAGTATATGATGATTTATCTCAATACAAGTATGTTCCAATTAAATATATATCAAGTGTATTAATGGATGGCAATAGTGCTTTCATGAAAAGTAGAGGTGGTGCTAATATAAAATCATTAACAGGCGGTTCTGATGGCTCTCAAATAACAGACTACTCTACATTATTCAATATATATGCTACAACTGCTCTTAAGAATATAGCAACTAATAAAACGCTTCAATTACTAGAGAAGGCAATTAAGTCAGACCTTCCTACAATGAGTGCTACTAATATGTATAATCAAGATATAGTTGTAAAATTAGCAGAAACTGAAAAGAAAAAAGACGGAACAGATAAGATAGACAAGTTTGGTAATAAGGTATACGTAAAACCTAAAGACGGTTTTAGTAATATTAAGGTTTATAATAAAGATGGCATAACAATGCTAACCGCACCTACTTGGTTCGTAGATGAGTTTTATGGCAACTCTGAATATAATAAGGGATTAAGTATGTTATCTTCAGTACTTGGAGTTAACTTACTCAGAAAGGCTGTTACTATTGCAAACCCAGCTTTTGGTGTAGCCCAGTTAGTAACACTAGACCCTATACAAGCTATACTAACAGCCAAAGGATTCAATCCTATACTTCCTATTGCTTATGCTGAAATAGTAACAGAATGGCCATTAGCTGCAATAAGTATTCTAAAGAAAAAACCTATTTATAACGAGGCTGTTAAGAATGGTGTATTTGGCGATATGGCAGCAAGGTCCGGTATAGATAAGTTCTATGATAATGCAATATTTACAGGAGTAAAAGATATAGATGATAAGATTGCTGATAAAAACATATTTGAGAAGGTTTTATTTGGAGCAGATATATCTAGAATACCAGGAATAAAACAAGCTATTTCTTTTGGAGAATCAACAGTAGGTGCATCAGAAAAAATGACAAGACTTATAGTCTACAAGAAGTCTAAAAAGTATTTCATGGATAAAGGTTTCTCTTCAGAAGAAGCAGGTCAACTAGCGGCATCTGAAGCTAGAAATACTGCAAACTTTTCTAGAGCAGGTGACATTATAAAGCAGGCTAACCATTTAATTCCATACCTATCTGCAGCGTATGCTACAAAAAGAGCAGTTGTTAAATCAATAAAGAGAGACCCAGCTAAAGCAACTTTCGTAATTTCTCAAATGGCATTAGGAGGTATGGCTCTTACCTTATGGTCTATTGGTGCACTTTCAGATGACGAAAAAGAAAAAGAGTATTGGGGTGAAATGTACAAGGCGCTTCCTGATTATTACAAGAAGAATTACGTAGTAATAAGACACCCTAAGCACAATATAGGAGATGATATTACGAATGCATTTATTAGAGTTCCTTTGCCATTTGGAGCAAAAGAAATGTACAAGGGAGTTATAAGCGCTAAAATGGGCGAGTATATGGATGAAGCTACAACTCCAACAGAAGCTGCTATATCTTCAATACTATCAACTCTTGATATGGTCGGATTAGAAGATGTTTCACTTCCTCCTCTTGTAAATGCATTAGTTAAGTATCAATTAAACCTAGACCCGTACACTGGAAATAAGATAGTTTACGATGAATCTACGGGAGAGTATAGCTTCCTTGAAGAAAAGCAGGGAACACTACCTATGATTCAAGCTGCTGCACAAAAGAGTAGAGCATTCTCTGCTCCTAGATTGCAAGCTGCTATAGAATCATATACAGGTAAGTTTGAAAGAAACCCTTTAACTCAAATAACAGTTAATTCATTGAACTCTATGTATGAATTTGCTGCAGGAAAAGAGAACTCTGTATTGAAGGCTATCAAAGATGACCCTAATAAACTTATAGAAAGCCCATTAGCATCTGTATCAGGAAGATTCTTCGCAACTCCTACCAAGTACTATAAAAACAAGTTTAATACAATCCTTACTGATTATATATACTCTAAACTTAATAGCGATTTTAATGGAGCGCTAGTAGATTTGGCAGGTAAAAGAATGGAAAAGATTGGCATATCAAGCATGACATCCAATGAACAAATGGACTTTTTTGTTAAGGATGCTGAAAAATTCCTAAAAGATGTTGAGAGAGATTTAGGAAAGCAAGAAGCTTTAAAATATGAGAAAAAATTAAGAGATGCTAGAGTTGGAGAAATAAAGGATATACTTAAATTAAAGATAATCGAGGATGATTCTTTGAAAAAACTAGCAACAGAGACTAATCCTGCTATTAAAGGAAGGGCTGCTTATGAGATACTAAAGAATGCTTCAGATAATCCAAATAGAAAGACACTTATAGCAACAGCACTACAGGCTACCGAGTTCTTTAGAGACCCTGCAATAGTAGGTTCTTACGTGGAGATGATGCTAGAAGACAAGTTTGGTACAGAATACAGGGATAAGTTCAAAGCAACCTTGAAAGGGAATAGAGCTACTGCTATAGAAAAAATGTATAGAGAATCAAAGCAGTTTAGCTCGGATTCAGAAGAGGTAAGAAACGAGAAGATTGGTATGATAGATGTAATGAAGTTCTATATAGATAGTAAGAATTACGATAGAATGACAAGAAAGGGAGACACTATAACTGAAAGGTTATTTGGGTTCGACTACCCTAGGAAGTAAAAATAGCTTAAATTTGCATAAAATAATAACTTATGCCTTTTGAAGCAATAATAACACCATCTCAGGGCTCAAACTGTTCTAGATTTACTATTACAGATGGCTCTACATATACGGTTGAAGCTAAGGGTACTTTTACGTCTAGAAAACTAACCTTGCAGAAGTCTGACGGCTCTTACGTAACTATAGGTACTACTGTTTATAATGAATACGTATGGCCTTTTGCTGCCGGAGATTCTATTGAGATTACAGGACTTACTTGGGACTTAGCTATTACAGCGGTAATGACACTAGTATCTAGTGCTCCTCAAACAGGAAGCGTGTACGCAGATACTCAGATTTTCAGTTTAACATGTTTTACTAATTCAGCATACTTTACTAATACTAGTCTAATGTCTACAAATCAGTCATTAGAAAAGAATCCTAAGTTTGTAAGAGATGTGATTAGGCTTTTCATAGAGCAATCTGCTGCCGTAAAAGCTGCTGCAGAGGGTAATATGTCTAGTGCACAAGCGTCTTTAGATAGAGCAGAATACATAACAAATGACCTTAAAACAGGGTACTAATGGGGTATACTTTAACTCAAATCAATACAATTCTATCAAAAGCTGATAGGGCAATTCACATATTAGGGAGCGTAGCTTATAACAAGAAGTTTGCTGAACTAGATGAGACCTATTGGTACGATAGAGACATCATATTTTTATATAAGTACGCAGCAGAGTGGGGCAAGGTAAATGACAGGGTTGGAACTGCTCGTATGGATTCTGTTGTGGAGAGATTAGAGGCAATGATGGAGATATACGACTATGGAAGTTTAACTCCTATTTACAGCCAGGTAGCTCAGGTTACAGGAATAAACACCGTTAATTTCTTGACAGAGGAGACGGACCCAACAGTTCCGGCATGGGTAAAACTAATAACAGAATCAGATATAGATAATTGGGATGAGTCATACACAGATAGAATCAATAGCTTAACTACTATCGGCTCTTCAGGAACAGCTACCTTAGTTTCAAATGTATTGAATATCCCTGCTTATACTTTAAGTGGGTTAGGAGGTGTTCCAACATCAAGACAGTTAACTATAAATGGTACTACGTTTGACCTTTCCGCTAACAGAAGTTGGTCTGTAGGAACACATACAGGAAATTTAACTTCAGGATATATTCCAAAAGCTACAGGTGCTACAACATTGACAGATGGTTTATTGTATGATACCGGCTCTGCTGTTCTATTAGGAACACAAACTGCTGGGTCTGCTAAATTTATGGTGTATTCTGCTACGGCTGATAATCATTATCAAGCTATTGGTACTGCGCCATCTTTTAGATTTGCGGATACAATAGTTTCTCCTACATACACAGGTATAATTGGTTTAGCTACTGCAACTAATAATTTTATTATTGGAGCTGCGGCAGGCGATATGGTGCTTGCAAACAATACTACTTCATCGGTAGGTAACTTTTTATTTGGTACAGGCGCAACGGAAAGGATGAGAATAACTCCTACTGGAAACGTATCAATAAATAATACTAACAATACTTATAGACTAGACGTAAACGGTACGGGAAGATTTACAGGTCAATTAAGACTAGAATCAACAATCACTAACGGAACGTATACTTATACTTTGCCGGGAGCGACAGGAACACTAGCTCTTACAAGTCAGTTGACAAGCGGAACTGTTACTTCGGTAGCTGCTTCTATTACAGGAAATTCGATAGGAATAACAGGAAGTCCAATAACATCAAGTGGAACTTTAGCGTTTGCGTTTGCAGGTAATGCCACCCAGTATGTAAGAGGCGATGGTGCTTTAGCTACCTTACCTACAAGCGGTGGTGGTGGTGGTGCTTCTGTTTCTTACTATTTAAACGGCTCTATCAATCAAGGTACAATAGGCGGTGTTACTTATTACGAAATGAATAAGACACCTATTATTGGTGCAGGTACAGATTTTTCAAGAAGTTCTAACGGATATATAGCTTCGTTCTTAACTGATGCTAATGACCCTGCTTTATTAAATATCCCTGCAGGTAATTGGAATTTTGAAACATATTTTCAGGCTTCAAGCGGTGGCGGTAGTCCAACTTTTTACATTGAGTTGTATAAATACGATGGCACTACTTTTACGCTTATTGCTTCTAATAGTGGAAGTCCTAAGTTAATTAATGACGGAACAAATATTGAGGCTTATTTTAGTGCCTTAGCAGTTCCGCAAACAACTTTAACTTTAACGGATAGATTAGCTATTCGCATATATGTTACTACGGCAGGTAGAACAATTACAATGCACACTGAGAATGGACACCTTTGCCAAGTTATTACTACGTTCACAACAGGCTTAACGGCTCTTAATGGTTTGACTGCACAAGTACAATATTTTGCAACAGGAACAAGCGGAACGGATTTTAACATCTCAAGTGCAACGGCTACACATACCTTCAATCTACCTACTGCTTCGGCAACTAATCGTGGTGCTTTGTCAAGTGCAGATTGGACTACTTTTAACAATAAGCAAAACGCTTTAACTAACCCAATAACAGGAACAGGTACAAGTGGACAGGTAGCTTACTTTAATGGTACTTCAAGTTTAACAAGTTCTGCAACATTTGCCTTTACTCCTACATCACAACTTTTAGTTAATAATAGCGTAACGGCTGCATCTGCAATAGCAATAGGTACTAACCTTACTCCTACATTAACGGCTGCTGCTAATAATGATGTTCTTGTGGGATTGGATATTAATCCAACTTTTACAAATGGTGCTTTTACGGGGGTAAGAAATTATGGATTATTAGTTAGAAATGGTAGAGTTGGATTTGGCACATCAACACCATTATACAATTTAGATATTAGGGGTTCAGGTTCAGGTCCTGCTAATCCTATTTCAGTAAATATACAAAATTCAAATTCAGGTGGAGAAAGTTATATTGGTATTAGAAATGATTTAAACTATTATGCTGCATTTGAGGTTTTTGGAAGCACTTGGGCTGATAATACTCTTTTAAGAAATACAGCATTATTATCTTCAGGAAGTGGAATAACAAATTTGGCTTTTATAACTCTTTCTACTGCTAATATTTCATTTAGAACCAATTCAACAGGAACTACAAATGAACGCTTAACAATTTTTGGTTCAAGTGGTAATGTAGGAATTAATCAAACCACAGACGCAGGTTTCCGTCTTGACGTTAATGGTACTGCAAGAGTACAGGATAACTTGACTATTAGTAAAAATCAGAATGGTATAACAAGAACAGATATAATTAATACAACGGCTGGAAATTCTGCTTATACAGAATATAGATTATCTCCGAGTGTTTCTTCAGGAACTGCAAGTTTTGGTAAGTATAGTACAAGCACGACTGCATTTAAAATGATTTCCGCAAATGACAGTTATATTTATAATGGAGCATTAGGTGACATAAATATTTTGAATGACAATGCTTCAGGTATTATTAAATTTGCAGCAGGAGCAAGTTCTACTGCACAAATGACATTAGGCTCAACAGGTAATCTTACTTTAAATACAAATCAAAATGCATCAACTTCTTTAGAAGTAATAAATACGACAAGTGGAACAGGTGCATTGGCTAGATTAGTTGTTACATCAACTCTTGGAAGTTTAACATTTGGTAAATTTTCAACCGCTACAACTGTTTATAAAAATGTATCAGGAAATGATGGTTATATCTATCTTAATGGAACAGGAAATATTTCAATCCTTAACGACTACGGAACAGGCAATATAAACTTTGCAGCAGGTGGTTCATCTACTGCTCAATTAACTTTAAGTTCAGGTGGTGATTTAGCATTAGGTACTACTACTTTTGGAACTGCAACTAAGTTTACATTAGGAGGCTCTGAAACTGCATCAAGTGCAATAGCAAGAGGTGGATTAATAAACACTACCTTAGTAGCAGCAGCAAACAATGATGTATTAGTAGGATTAGATATTAACCCTACGTTTACTAATGGAGCGTTTACGGGGGTAAGTAATGTTGGGTTAAGAACACAATCCATATTAGTTGGCACTTCAATAATTACAGGGGTTACTGATGCTATTCAAGTTAAATTATCGAATGCAACAGTATCACTACAAAATACAACAGCTACAAATTATGCAGGTGTTAATATGTATGACGATAGTAATACATTAACAGGAAGTTTTGCAATAGGCGGAACTGCAGCATCAGTACCTTCGCTTGCAGGTAATTTTTTATTTGGTGCAAGAAAATCAACTGGTAAAACAATAATTGTAGGTGGTGTAAGTGCTACTCAATTAGCTACAATGTTTTCTACAGGTAACTTCCTTATTCAAAATGCAGGTACACACACAGACGCAGGTTTCCGTCTTGACGTTAATGGTACTGCAAGGATACAGGGAAACACAAATATAATTGGTAACTTATCATTTAATTCTTCTACAAGTCAATTTATTATTAATACAGGTGCTTCAGGTAATGTTGGCAGACCATCTATTTGGAATCAAGGCGTTTATAGTACACTTGGTCTTTTAGGTAGTTCACAGGGGATTATTCAAGATATTTTTTTATTTGGATTTGCATATACAGCAGATGGTCTAGGTGGTCAAAGGTCATGGTTTAGTGATAATGCTTCCATTGTTAACATTAACATGGGTTGGGGTAATAAGAGCGGTGGCACAGGTAATAATGCTTCTACATTATTAATAAGCAACACAATTAATTTTACCACAACTAATACCTACACTTTAAGAGGTATTTACTACAATCCAACAGTAACTGCACTTAATGGTGCTAACCACATAGCTATTCAAACAGTAAGTGGAGATGTCTTACTTGGAACAACAAGTGGTAACGTAGCAATAGGAACATCTACTTTAGCAACTGCAACAGAACTTACTTTAGGTGGTAGTCAAACTGCATCAAGTGCAATAGCAAGAGGTGGATTAATAAACACTACCTTAGTAGCATCTGCTAATAATGACGTTCTTGTTGGTCTTGATATTAACCCTACATTTACTAATGGAGCGTTTACAGGTGTAACGAACTTAGCTGCAAGAATAATACAAGTAACAGGAGCAACCGGTAATAATACTCTTAGATTGGCTAATAATAGTGGGAATGCGAATGTTATTCAATTTTGGAGTACAAATACTGCTTCACAACAATCTTACATAATATCAACAAATTCAACATTTGGTTATGGAACTTATGTTGGAAATCAATTAAATCTTGGTGGTGGAACAGGTGGTGTTGCTTTAAGAACAAATAATTCAGCTCCAATAAGATTTTATGCAACAAATTCTGATGCTGATTTTTCTACTGTTCAAATGCAAATGTTTGGTGCAACAGGAAATGTTTTATTACAAAATGGTGGCACATTCACAGACGCAGGCTTTAGGTTAGATGTAAATGGTACTGCAAGAGTGCAAAGTTTCACAACAATAAATGCTGCACCTGCGGTAAATGGTGAATCTGCTTTATTAGTTCAACCTACAACAAATAATAGTACATCTTCTGCTTTAGTTTTTGGTATATATAACAATGCTACAATCAATACAATAACTTCTACAAGTAGTTATACAGGTATTTATTCAAGAAATTCAGTAGGAGCAACATTAGTTCAAGCTGTTGCAGTTCAAGGCGATGTAAACATTTCTGCAGGAACAACAAGTACTGCATTAGGTTTTACTTGTAATAGTGCAGTATTAGGAACAGGAACAGCATCAACATTTGTTGGATATAATTTTACTGATGTATTTAAGGCAGGTAGTGGTGCAGTAGGTAGACAAATTGGTATAAGAATAATGAACTTAACGGCAGGTAGTACTGCAAATGTTGGTTTACTATTTAATAATGCTTTAAATACAAGTGTTAGTGGAACTTGGGATATATATTCTCAATCAGGTAATAACTCATATTTAGCAGGAAGCATAGGTATAGGTGCATCAACAATAAATGCATCAGCTAAAGTACAAATAGATAGCACAACTCAAGGATTCTTACCACCTCGCCAAAATCAAACACAAAGAACAGCAATTAGTAGCCCAGCAGAAGGTTTAATAGTTTATCAAACCGATGGAGTAGCAGGTCTGTATGTATATAGTGGAGGCTCTTGGAAATCACTCACAATGACTACCATATGATAGGAGTATATAAAATAACATTTCCGAATGGAGTCTACTACTTCGGTCAAGCAGTTGATTTAAGAAGAAGGGAGTACCAGCATAATAGAGAAGTCAAAAAAGGTAGACATAGTAATCCTAGGATTCAGCATTGTTGGAATAAGTATGGAGAGTTTAAGTTTGAAATACTAGAAGAATGTGAAAAAGATGACTTAAATAGAATTGAAAGCGACTATATAATAAAGCACATAGATGACAAACTGTGTTGTAATATATGCAGAGAAGGTAGCTCAAGAAAAGGATTAGTAATGCCTGAAGAACAGAAAGAGAATCTTAGAAATTACAATAAAATAATTGGAAAATCTAAGCCTGTCTATATGTTTACTAAAGATTTTGATTTACTTGGAAGATATGAGTCTATTGTAGAGGCTGAAAAATCTGTTAATGCTAATCCTAAAGATGTACAAAAATCCTGTAAAAACAGAGGTAAGTATAATGTTAAAGGGTATAAGTTTTTATTTGCAGCAGAAGTAGATATATTTCTAAACTACGCAAAAGAAATGGTAAAATTATAAAAATAAATAATATGGCACAAATTCAACCGATTACATTCCCAATACTAGGGGAAGCAACACAACTAATGGTAAGAGTATTACCTTTTGAAACAAACGCAATAACTTGCGGAACTTATTATGAACTACAAACAAGCGAAGGTAAAAGCCTAGCTAATGGTAATTATGATTTAAGTGAAGAAGAGTTTGCATTATGGGGGACAAATAATGGATATGTAGACCAATTAGTTGCAAATTATCTTGGAGTTACAATCATAGAAGACATTACAGAAGCTGAATAATAAATAAGTAAATTTGCACCATGGCATTAGCTAATATAACGAATAATATTTTAACAGATAGTGGGATACTTGTAGGTAGTTTATTAACCACAAGTTCTGCTGCCTCTACCTATGTACCATATACGGGAGCTACAGCTGATTTAGTTTTAGGAAATAGGCTTTCAAAAGCTAATAGTTTTTACGCAGATGGTGATGGCTCTTTTACAAGTGGAGGGTTGTTTTTAAAGCAATACGCTTCAGGAGCTACAAATATTACAGGATATAATATAATTACAACACAAACAAGTGGATTTTTATTTTCTGCTTCAGTAGCAAGTAGCTTTAAAAACTTTATATTAGATGTAAGTTCGCTTACAGATGTAACTCAAAGAACATACACCCTTCCTGATGCTTCTGGAACACTTGCTTTAACAAGCTCTTTAAGTGGTATGGTAACGGGTACAGGTACTAATAACTATATTCCTAAATTTACTACAACAGGAAGTACAATAGGGAATAGCATTATTAGTGAGAGCGGAAGTGTAATAACTGTTGCAGGAACAATAGTTGCAAGTAATAGAATTACTATTAATGGTAATAATGACCTTGCTTTTTATGGAGCAAGTTCATCTACAGGATATATGCATTTGCAATTATCGAATACAGGTAATACTACACGACTTGCACAAGAAGGTTCAACAGGTGGTAATATGGCAGTTGGTTCGTCTGCTTATGCAACAATATTAAATTCAACAGGAGCATATTCATTACAATTAGCAACTAATAATACTGTTCGTGCAACTCTTGACGCTTCCGGCAATTTAGGATTAGGAGTTACACCGAGTGCGTGGAGTGGAGTAACAACATTACAAATTGGTAATTCAAGTTTAGGTGATGCTTCAACAAATTTGCAATTAACACATAATGCATATTATGATGGTGGTAATTGGAGATATATTACATCTGCTGCTGCTTCAAACTATTATCAAGCAGGTGGTTTTCATTTTTGGAGAACCGCCCCTTCAGGAACGGCAGGTAACGCTATATCCTTTACCCAAGCAATGACGTTAAACGCTTCAGGTAATTTATCTTTAGGAAACACTAATGATACATATAAGTTAGATGTAACAGGTACGGGCAGGTTTACAGATTCTTTTGAATTAAATACAACAGGCACTGGAGCATTAGGTTTTTTTGGGGCTAACAATACCACTGATAAATACTTTAGGATTAGAAATTCAAGTGGTAATTTTGAAATGGGTACATCATCTACTGAGCATTATTTAATTGGAAATGGTGCAATCCCTTTAAAATTTTTTACAAGTGGAACTACTCGTCTTACAATAGCCTCTACAGGAGCAGCTACATTCTCAAGTAGTGTAACTGTTGGTACAGATATATTTCTTAATTATGATTATGCAATAAGATTTAAAAATTCAGGGGGTACTTATAGACAAATCTTAGCTTATGCAGATGATACTTATTTAGATGCTCGTGATGGTGGAATTATATTTAGAACAGGAACAGGGGGTACAGCTACCGAGCGTATGCTCATAACAAGTGGTGGGGATTTATATGTAAAAGGAAATGGCAGTGATATTACTTTATCAACAAGGATATATTCTGATGATACCTATTCGGATTTTTTAGCTTCAGCTACAAGTGCAACTGCAAAAACAATGAGATTTTTTGCTAAAAATACTTTAGAAACAATGCGCATAACAAGTGGGGGTTCAGTATTAATCGGAACAACAACAGAAGGATTTTTAGGAAAACTACAAGTAGCAGGAAGTGTTGCAATCACAGGTCAATATAATACAGTATTGCCTTCAAGTAGCTTTTCTTACTTTGATGGTTCAGGTCAAGTAGTTTCATCTTCATCAAATGCAAGTGCATTATACCTTGATACAACTTGGAACACAACAGGCAACCCTGATGGTATTTACTTAAACGTAACTAACACGGCAAGTGGAGCATCTTCTAAATTATTAAACTTAAAAGTAGGTAGCGTTTCTCAGTTCAGCGTAAGTAAAGGTGGGGCAATACAAACAAGCGACCCAACAAACGGAACTGCAAGACCTTGGAAATTAGGAGATGCACGTTCAGGCACTATATCAACAGATAGTTACATAATAGTAGAAGTAAATGGAGTTACTTATTCAATACCGGCATTAAACGGTTTACCTTAAAAACAAATAAAAAATAGATAAAATGAGTACAAAAAATTGGGTCATCAGCGCCCTTGATTGCCTTCCAGAAGGCGGAGATTTAAACAAATTCGTAGTTGTTTGTCACTGGCGCAGACAAGCAACAGAATTAGTAGACGGAAAAGAGTACAATGCAGATGTGTATGGTGCTCAGTCATTCAGCTTTGAAAACGTAACAGAATTTACTCCTTACGAGGACCTGACTTTTGAAATCGTATGTGGATGGTTGGAAAATTCACTAGAAATGGAGTCGTTGGATGCTAATTTAGATTCTCAAATTGCTAATCTAATTAATCCTCCGATTATTTCTCCAAAGTTACCTTGGGTATCTACACCAACAGAAGCACCTGTATTTGAAGAACCAACTACAACTTTAGAAAATGAAGAAACTGTTTAATTGGATGGGGGGATTTTTCTCCTCAGAAAGCAATAACTCTAGCAAGAGATTAGTAGGCATAATAGGGGCCGGTTTTCTTTATTGGACCCTTTATACCAATTCTATGTCAGAGGCTCATGTAGCCCCTGCAGAATCGCTTGTATGGGCAACTACTGCGTTAGTAATGGTTTCTCTTGGACTTACAACTGTTGAATCGGTTACGGGTCTTATAAAAGGTTTTAAACAAGGTAAAACAGAAGAGTAATTGGATAATTTTATAGCTCATTTTTTAGATGGAGGGTGGGTAGTACTATTGATTGGGGCGGCAGGCATGGTGGCTAGACTCGTAACTACTAATGAAGAACAATCTAGTTCTGATGTGGTTAAGAAGATGATTAGCTCTATGATTGCCTCCCTAATTGCATGGTTTGTTATGGAACAGTTTGAAGTTGATTCTATGTATAAGGCTATTGCTTATGGGCTAGTAGGACTAAACAGTCCTGAAATAATACAAGGAGTACTTAAAATAAGTGGGCAATTTGCCTCAGACCCAATGTCATTTATGAAACAACAAAATAAACCAAAACCAAAAAGAAAACGATGAAAAACATTTTATTAATCATACTAACAGCGATTATCCTGTCTGTTGCTGGGTTCGGTAAGTATGTAGAATATACTATTAAAAAAACAGCTACAAGTGTATATGAAGATAGACTAGTGCCTCAACCTTATTTGAGTCGAAAGTTTGATTATTACGGCTCAACCATACAAGACCAAATTAAAGTTATTAAAGGAGGGAAAATAGACCTAGTTGCTATCCAAAAGGAGAAAGATATAACAGATACAATGTGGGCAGCTTACCTAAAGACTTACCAGACTGGAGAAGAGAAGGAAGTAAGTAGTAAAGCTCAGATGTATATTGATACGGCAGACGCTTATTTTGAAAAGATTTCAGCAGATGGTATCGTTACAGATGAGGAAGCTAAGGAGATGGATAAAAAGATTTATCCTGTTTTAGAGTATGTAAATGACCTAATAGACATTCAAACCACAATTGGAGCTAAAGACACTAAAGGAATGATAAGCCTACTTAACAAGTTTTCTAATTTTATGATAGGTGCTATAGCTTTGGCTATCGCTCTTTTAGGTTCTATCATCTATGATATGTTTAAAAATAGAAAACAAGTTGTAAAAAAGGTTGTTAAAAAAGCGGCAAAAAAGCCAATTAAAAAAGCAGCTACTAAAAAGAAAAAGTAATGAAATTTATAGCAGTTATATGTTTGTTATTTGCATTAAAAGGAAACGCTCAGTATTATATTGCGGCAGCTCCAAATGTGGCATTTAATACCCCGTTAAGCGATACTAAAAATTTATTAGGTGCAACAGTTGAGATAGGAAAGTATTTTGGTAAAACAGCAGTAGGGATTAATAGTGGTTGGTGGACTTTGGATAAGAAGGACTTCTATCAGGAAGTTATGGCTACGTTTCCAATTTATGAAAACTTTAGTGTAAGTGCAGCGATAGGATATTTCTACCACCATAAAGACATAACTATGGAATATGATTTTAACTATACTATTCCGTTAAAAAAAGAATATTCATTTGTATTAAGTTATGGTGCTCAAAGTGCCTTTGGCGGAACTTTTGGAGCATATTCATTAGGTATTAATAAAGACTTTAAAATAAAATAACATGAAACTAGACGCATTAGCTACGAAGATTCCAGCTCAGGTATTATCAGAAATACCATCAGTAATAGAGAAGTTCTCTATAGATAGCCCACTTAGGTTGGCTCATTTCTTGTCTCAATGTGCTCACGAGAGCGGTAACTTTAAGGCTGTTACTGAAAACCTTAATTATGGTGCAGCAGGACTGCGTTCTATATTTGGAAAATACTTTAAAGATGATGTGTCAGCTAAGGCTTACGAAAGAAAGCCTGAAAAAATAGCTAATAAAGTATATGCTTCTAGAATGGGGAACGGGGATGAAGCTAGTGGAGATGGGTGGAAGTTTAGAGGAAGAGGATACATTCAATTAACCGGTAAGGATAATTACAGCCAATTCGACAAGGTTGTAGAAGATGATATCCTGGCTAACCCTGATTTGATAGCTACAAAGTATCCATTAATGTCTGCAGCTTTCTTCTTTGAGAAGAATAATCTATGGAAAATCTGTGATGGGGGAGCTGATAAAGAAGATGTAATAGCTCTTACAAAGCGTATAAATGGTGGTACACATGGGCTTGAGGACAGATTAGCTAAGTTCAGCTTATTCAACTCACTGCTCAGTTAATATATATCCGTATACCTTCATATATTTGCACTAATGAAAGACAACGTAGTAGATAAAGTTAAAGCGTGGCTGATGCCACTTTTATTAAGCGGATTCTGCTATATATTTTATAGTGATATAAGAGAAATGAAGTCTGACATCAAGACGCTACTAGGTCAGAGCAGAGAATACTCTGTTAGGATAACAACAACAGAAAGAGATATAATAGAATTAAAAGGCAAAATAGCATTATATGAAAGATACCCTGCAAAGCATGAGGAAATTTATGACACCAAAAAGAATCTTAGGTAGTCTAATTGCAGTTGTATTTATCTTAATGGTCATTTTTGTGAAAAAATCACAAAAAGAACTCAAATTAGACCTTTCAAAGTACGATTCAACCATAAATATTGCTAAAATAGAGATAAAATCCCTAGAAAAAGAGTCTAAAGAGATAGAGAAGCAAGTATTATCTAAAGAATATTCAGTTAAAGAAATATACATTCAGTATGAAAAAGATACTACTTATGTCAATAGTATGTCTATTGACTCTATCCAAAGCTGGTTCACAGACCGTTACAAATAACGATACAGTAAAAATCCACGTAGACGTGGCAAAGAAGGTCATTAAAGACCTTTTATTATTAGATGCTACCAAGAAGCACAATGACACCTTAGTGTCAATTTTGAGCCTTAAAAACGATATTATTACTAATAAGGACTTACAGATAGAAAACTACAAGAAAATAGGCTTAAATCAAGAGATGAAAGAGGCTATCTATGATAGTGAACTATCTAGGAAGAGCATGGAGTTAAAAAAGACCAATAAGAAACTAGCCATTCAGCAAAAAGTGAAGTGGGTTTATTTAATTTTTGGTATTTTAGCAACATCATTTGTATTAAAATAGTATATTTGTAATCTAAAATAAAAGCAAAATGACCGTAAAAAAAAGCTACGAAGATTTACTTAATGTAAATTATGGAGTTTCTCTAGTTATTAAGAACTTATCTGAAGGAACCAAGGCTAGAAAAGCCATCGAAAAATTCAACAAAAGATTAGATAAGCACATTGAAGAGTACAATGAGAAGCTAGGAGATATCAACCTAGATTTCGCTGCAACAGACGATAAAGACGTTTTATTGCTAGACGAAAAAGGTGGATATAAGTACAAGAAAGAAGACCAAAAGAAAAGAACAGACGCTATCAAGGTTCTATTAAAAGAAGAGTTTGATTTTGAATCTGTTAGAGTTGCAACAGTGGAAGACATTGCAGATATGCATTTCCTTCACGGATGGGTTGTAGGAGTTAATCCTAAGCCTGAAGAACCTGAAGAAGATTAATATCTTAAAGTATAGAGCCTAGCTTTTGCTAGGCTTTTCTTTTTTAGAGAAGTCTATCTTCGTGTTATCGTACTTGTATACCAACTTTCTTCTTTCCTTAATTCTAGCTTCTATCATTTCTGTTAGTTTGTTTATCTCTGAAGTTAGAAGTTCTACTCTTTCATTATCTTGCACTGATTCGTAAAGTGGTATCATTTTATTAAATATTTAGGGATGCAATATAGAACATATAATCTAATCATGGAAGGCGAAATTGACAACTCTGAAAAGATTGTTGTTAAGTCTTTTATTATATCTAAATCAGATGACTTAGATGATGTTTTGGATATGGCGGAACTAGCCGGCTCAGTGTCTATAACAAAATATGGAACGAGCCCTGAAAATGACCCGTTCCTTATCAAGACTATTTTTATGAATTAAAATATATGGCAAAATCTTGCGATTTGCCCGTGTATTTTATTGTGTAAAAATCCTTCGATAGCCTTCGGGGCATGAACGTAACCATTCCTCGAATGCCAACTATCTGCTCCTGATGGACTTCTTAAGGTCTCAACATTAACACCCATATAATCTTTAGAGCGTTTATGATGTAAGTGGTGTACGTAGAAATACTTATGCTTACACTCTGACCAATCTAATCCTGCCTCATGAGCCATTAGCATAGGCAAATCAGCCTCCTTTGCTCCGTCTCCGTGTGTTGTGCCTATTAGGTTATTATGGTATCTAAAATACTTTCTGTGAGCTATAGAGCAGTTGAACATAACAGCCTTATCTTTTGAGAACCAACTGTTTATCGTATCCGCCAGGAAGAAACCATTTGTATAGTCATGATTTGATGGGTCATACTGAACATATACGTCAGCAATCTCTCTAAGAACTTCTATTATTTCTATGTGCATTTGCTTTGCAATCAAGAAGTTATCGTACCACATACCATCTGTATCTTGTGGAGTACCTGATGTAGTTTGTCTCTTTGGAGTATCTACGTGTAAAATATCATTACCTATTACGTAAAGTATTCTATCTTTTTTGAAACCACTAGACTTCTCTATGATTCCATAGACACCTTCCATAACTCTTTTTACAGCTATATCTACGTTGTAATCTTCTCCTGTCTCAAATGCACTAGATAATTTACCTATGTGAATATCTGCTGGGTCAACAACTAACAAATGGTAGTCGTCTTGTTTTAGAACTCTGTCTCTTGTTGGGTATTTATACTGAGGAGAATACTTGGTCATAGAGTCGATAATCTCGTCTCTAACTTCCATGTATCCCTTACCTCTGTTTGCTACGTTAATAGAGAAGTGGTCTCCCTTGAACCAATAATGTTTTACATCTTGTATGGGGATTCCGTTTAACTCGCACTCGTTAGATAGGGCTTCGTGTCTAGTTCTAATGTCTTTTAGAATGTCGAATTCCTCTTGCGTAATGCGAGGTCTGATTTCTTTGTTCATTGTTTATTTGCTTTATTGGGTTTAGTTTTTTATCCTACCCCTTTTCGCACTTTTCTTTACAGCAGATAGGTCATTGGCTTTTAACTTGGCTATTAGCTCTATGCATTCTGTTTGAGATGAAGGGAAGAATATCTCCGGAGTGAACTCTTCCCTAGAAGACAAGAAGTATTTAAATAACTTCCATCTTAATTTATTCTCGGGTCTAAAAAAACCTTTGGTATCAACGATGACTGGAAAGTCTTTTGGATACACTACAAAGTCAACTGTTAAAGTCATTTTCCTTAACGTCTCACTATTGTATTTTATTTTGTCAAAGAGTACATATTCTACTTGGAACTCGAACCTTAACTTACTTTTAACAAGTAACTCATACATATAGAGCTCTAGTTTAGAGTCGAATTTAAGTCCATGCTTATGTACTTTTTTTATCATTTCTTACCTCTAGCTCTTTTGTCTCCAGGTTGGTCTGACTTTGAGCCACGATTAGCTGATTCTGATTTAACTTTTAAGCCCGACTTGGTATGAGCCATGTCTTTCTTATCTCCGTTACCATAGGTGCCAGCTTTTCTATTTGCTTTATTAAGTTCTGTACGCTTCTCTACTTGCTCTTTCTTCTTATTGAAAGCCTTGTCGTAGTCAGCTTTTTTCTTTTTAGCTTCAGGGTTCTTGTCGTAGAACTCTTGTGTTTTACCTTTCATATTATAATTTTTCAATTTCGGTTTTCAAATAAGATAAGATACTCCTAAGTATCTCTACCTGATAGTGCATCTCTTTGATTAACAGTTCCATTACTTCGTCATAGAAAAGCACATCTCCCATCTCTGCATTGAGTATATACTTCTTCTCGTTTGCATTCTTACCACTCTCTTGGTCTAACAAAGGTAGCTTTTGTAGTGCATATTTGTTGCATAAATATGTCAAAGATGCTTTTGTATGGGCAGCTAGAGCCTGAACGGACTGAATACTCTCCATTTGTCTTAGTACAGCCGCAGGATTATCCATATCCACTTTATTGGATAATACCTTACGAACAGCTTCGTAGTTATTAACAGTTGATTCAAACTTTCTGTTAAGTACGTCGTCTTTAAAAATCTCTCTCATTTGTTAAATTTTGTTTTAATTAGGTTTAATTTATATCTATACTCATGAATCATTTCTTTCAAGTCTTCTACACTAGGTTTATAAATAGACCTAGCTTGCTCTTCTAGATACTCAACGATACCAGGTTGCTCTTCTTCTAGTTTAACTCTATACACATGAATGTTTCCTGAAAGAAAACAGTTATCGTATTCAGATTGAGGTCTACAATTTTGAGGCAGCCATCTTGTTGCTAAGTGTTTTCTACTTATGAAGTGTCCGCATTGAGCATCTTGCCACCTCATTAGCTTACCCGAAGTATAACACTCAACCATTCCATCGCTGTTAGCATACTTGCATCTTATGTACTGACTAAATACAGAATCTAAATCCTCTATAAGATTAGAGGAGCTTGTTTGAGTTTCTTTTTTGCTAACCTTTGGCGTTTTGTTTATATATGCACAACGCTTGCACATCTTTTTAGAGAAGTAATAGTCTAATGCCCCACACGATACGCATATCTTTTTCTTAGGAGTTATACTCATAGTTTAAAAAATTCTATTATAGGAACTAGAAAACCTTTAGACGTATCATTATCTCCTCCATTCATTAAATATCTTCCTTCCTTATGAAACTGTCTTAGTTTGTCTTTAAGGATATTAACATCTAGTATAATGGCTGATTTGGATTCTGATATGATATATATCCAGTAGTGAGCATCTGATGTAGATATTCCTGATGGCTTACCTCTTGACTCGTATTCTATAAATACGTTACCTGTCTTGTGAGCTATCCTGTCAGTCTTTACTTCCACCTTTTTACCGCTAGTAAATATATTATTTACCCAATCCTCTCCAACAGTTCCAAAGTCTATGTCGTGCGTAAAGCTAGATGAGTATTTCATTTCTGTTCTTTTAAATACTTTTCATAATCAATGTGCCTTATTGCGTATGGCTTACCATTCCTATCTGTTATCTTACTATTGCCTCTTAATTTAGCGTGTGAAAATTTTCCCTGACTAGCTCCTAAAAACTTAAGACAATCAGTTACTCTCTTAAATACTATTTTATTCTTTGCTCTCTCCTCTATTGGAAGTGTTAAATCGTACAAAGCAATGGGTGTGCTCTCAAAAATACTTTCAATACTTACTCTCATAATTAGAACGGGATATTTTTTGATGTTGGTTTAGGAAGTCTTTTAATAGGCGTGTCTCCATACAAGTCAACGAACTCAACTCCACCTCTTAACTTTAAGATGATAGGATTCTTCGACTGCGTAGGATTACCGCCAGTGTCTTTGTTTCTAATCTTGTGAACATAGATTTCCGTGTTCATCCACGTGGCTGCATCATATATATTTCTATGAATAGTTATGAAGTTGTCCGTCTTATTCATTAATACAGAGCCACCTTCAGCATCTGCTGCCCTTGGTGGAAGTTGGTTACCATCTTTGTCAACAGTCCTTTGTGCATTAGTATTAGTATGAACAGATAGGAATGTGCTGATGTTATGCTTCTTAGTGAATAATAATATTTCAGAGTACGCTCTAACATTGTAATCATATTGTGTTGCTCTACCTAACTCCATACTTAGTGAGTTGTATGGGTCTATGAGCAATCCTTTTATTGAACGATATTTAGCTGTGGTTATGACGTTATTTAATATGTCTTTATATGTTACCATATCTAGATTATTCATAATAAAAAATCTATCATTTACCCACTTCATAGCGACTTCAAAAATATCTTGAGGCACATCTTTAATCTTATATCCTGTATAATATTCTATGAGCCTCATTTTTATTGATGCCGTCTTGTTCTCTCCCGAGAATATAAACCAACCCCAATCGTATTTGTGTGCAGCAAGAAACGCTAACCATAAGTTGATAGTTGTCTTGCCGGTATTAGCATGAGAAAGTATTCCATAGAACTCTCCTTCTTTTAGAAGTAAGTGTTCATCTAGGTCTTTATATCCATAAGGCATACCCATTGGAATCATGCCATGCTTAAACTTGTAGATATAATCTTCATCAGCTATGTTATCTGAAAGAAACGATAACTCTTGGTCTATAATACCAAGGTCATGCTCTACATTTAAAAGTTCAGAATTAACCTCTGTTAAAGGTCTTGTCATACCGAACCTTAAACCGTCTTCGATAGTTTTCTTTGCTAACGATATATCGTCTACATTTCTTTTTGAAATCTCGTGTATCAATGTTTCCCTAGCCACATCATACTCCATGATTCCGGCAGAAACATATCCACCCATAAGATTTGATGCAGACAATAAAACTTTATGCTTTTCCCCATCAGGAGCCTTCCTAATCATACGAGCAGCTACATCTAGCTTTCTGTAATCAGTAGATATTTGAGATAGGTTTATTGCATCTCCAAAAGAAATAGTTTCTTCTTGTTCTAGTTCATAAAAAGGAACTGCAATCTCATTGATGTAAATATCAGGGTCATACGATAGGAATAAAATACGACTCTCGTTTTGTGCAGTAGTATCCAGGAATGGAAATTTCTTACATAGTGCTCTATAATGCTCTCTATGTTTATTGCCGTCAGATATTCTAACTAGACCATGAAGCCCTCTGCCTGATGATGATGTCCATAATGCGTATACATAAGGCTCGTGCATTAATGCCTCCTTTAACTCTTCTACATTATCTATGGAATCAACATCAATAGGAACTAATGAGCTGTGTTTTGTAAGTGACCTATCGTTTCTGTACGACTCTCTTCCAGAGTCAGCTATGGGTCTTCTAAACTCTCCTGAAAAGCATACACATGGTAACTCCTTTTTGAGTTCTGTTCTCTCGGATTTGTCTTCCGAGTTCCTAATCTTATTTATAAGTTCTAAATTCTTGCCACCTGTCTTGATGGAATGTAATACGTTATCCACGGATGTGTAAATTGGATTACCTACATCCGAGTAATGTTTGAATACTGTGACGTTCATAGCTTAAAGTTGAGAGAATCCGGTATTGGAATCGAACCAATATCTTATCCGTACGAATAGTTTTACCAATTAAACTAACCGGATTGCCAACTAGATGCAGTTCCCATTAAATAATTCGCGATTAATAATTTAATTAATTTACATTGATTATTTACTGCAACTAGTGTGGTCTTTTTTCTAGAATGGTAGGTCGTCATCTGCTTCCTTAACAGGAACTCTTTCCTGAGTTGCAGACTTTGTTGGAACCCATGTATCTTGAACAGCGAACATGTTAGAGCCGAACTTATCCGGACTCTTTCTATTCTTTAATTCAACTTTTACAGAGCCCTTCTCATCTTGAAGCTTAGTTAACTCTTCGGTTAACAACTTAACATCAATAAGGAACTTAACGCCATACTGACTAGACTTGGCAAACTTGATGCCATTTAGGTAATTGGTTTGTGACATTTGCTTTTGGTTTACTTTTTTGTTACATTGATTTGAATATCGTATCCTAGTTGGTCGAATACATCTAGTACAGCCCCTATAGATACTGTTCTTGGTTTACCCTTCACATCTTTATATTTCCCTGAATAGTTGGCAAAGAACCAGTAGAAGTGCGACTTATGGTTTTTAGGTATTTCTTCTAACTGCTCTGCTAAACTTGGGAATGATTTTTGTAATTTGCTTTTGTTTATATACTTGAGGCGACTCATTTAACCCTCCTTACGTGCTTTACTTTACCAAACACTATTTTTACATCATACACAAATGGTTCATTATTATGGAAAGTATACATTCTAATATCCTTATCCCCGTTGTATCTTTTAGTACCTAAAAGAACAGCCTCCATCTTCTTAGAAAAGAGGCCATCCTCATCGGTATTATCTACTAATTGGAACTCATAATCTTCGTATGTTACATTGCTATCTCTCACGGTAAACTCTAGCCATTCTCTGTCTAGGTCGTGAGTTTGGAATATCAGGCCTCTTTGAGTTGTCTCAGGAAGCTCATCCATCCATTTTATTATGTCGAATCTTTTTGACATTTAATATATTTATTGCAAATATACAATGTTTTTTAGCAATTTATCCACTAGTTATTAACTTTTGTCATCCAACCTGGAAGAGACAAGGTATTTTCATTGTTTACCTTCCAATCTATGCCCACATTGAATCCGTCTGCTATCATACAGCCCAAGAAGTCATTGGCGGCCTTTTTGATGGCGTATTTGCCTAATTCGATAAACTCTTGGTCAGGAATCATGAATCCGAAATCAAATACAGAACCTGTCTGAATAATTAAATACAAGCATCTCTTTCCTGTTACTTCACTATATAGACCTGCCTGCCAATGATACTTAAGGTCTGAAAATCTCTTTTGTAAGTTGCTATAAGAAGCATCATCAATAGTCTTTACCTCTAAGAAGAAATCATCCGCCTCTCCGTCAATATAACCCGTAAACGGAAGTCCTGATAGTTCGTACTCAAACTTTCTTTCCTTATGGGTTAGCTTAGAAATAATGTCAGTAAATTCAGTTGATTGATTCATTACATCAATCATTGATTTTGCATTACTCCATTGAGCAGATGTTACAATCTCTTTGCCTTGAGAAATTTCTTCAGCCTCTTTCCATTTAGCCTTTCCTTCTGATGTTCTTCTATCTACATCTGGCATGGCAAAGAATCTAGATTCAACTGTATCAGGTTCTAAGATGTGAGCGTGCACTAGGCTGCCGAATTTCATAGCATCTGATGGCTCTCTTTTAGAGTTGACATAATGGACATAGTGAGCAGGACTTTTGCTAAACTCTTTCATAGAAGAGAAGCTAAGTGGCCTACTCTTTAAAAACTCTAAATCTACTTGCATGATTCTAATTTTTTAGTTACGTATAATCTAAACTCTTTGTTACTCTTTACATCATCGTTCATATTTTTAGATAGTGCTATAACCTCTTCTTTCGTTTTACATTTATCTATAGAAGACTTGATGTCATTAGTAAAAAGATTGTTAGAGTAATCTACAAGAGCTTTATCATGCTGCCCCTTGAATACGTCAATACCGATACCTATGTACGAAGCTATCTTAGTGATAGCATCAGTTGCTGCGCCTTTACTAGCGTCTCCGATATCATCATTAACAGATGAAGCAACGCACTCGTAGTATATTCCGTACTCCGCAACCTCGAACTTTGTTTTCATTAGTGCCGTGTATTCTGTACGTTCAGCACCTGCCTTTGTTATCTTAATGTTCTTTACTAGGGCTAATGGATTGTCGATTAAGTCAGTTTTAATTGTCCAACCTCCGATTCCGAAAACATCATTAAATCTTTCTGTTACATAGATAGCTTTAATAGTAGACAAGTTTTGCTTTGTTGGGTGTGGCATAACGGCTTCTTTAGGAAGAGGTTTTTTAATTAGAGCTATCTGCTCTTGGGATAATGTTTTCATTTTCTAGTATGTTTTTAACTTTTGTATATAAATCGTTTAGGTTTCCGTCATTGTTAATCACTGCATCGAAGTTCCATCTATCTAAATCAACCTCAGACGGATGATTATTTACAGGGAATACTCCTGGCCTATTAACTCTGATTATAATTCCGCCTCTCTCTTTTATTGAGATAGCTTCATTATTGAATCTACAGTCAGTTATAAGCCAATTAGGAACATCTTTAAACCACATCTTCATATTGCCATCGTCTAGTATATCTATGCCTTGTTCGGTCTTATAATCGCACATGAGAGCATTTACCCAAGCGTTTCTATGTAAACCTATTCTAATAGCTTCAGTTCCTAGTATTTGAAGGAATTCCCTTACACTCATTTGCGTATGGCTACCTCTTCTATTTGCCCACTCGTTACCGAGCATTGTATTTTTGAAATCTTGGTCTTCAAAATTCTTTTCAGGTATCCCCGTCAGAATAGAAGCAACTGTTTTAAGTTTTCCTGCAAACTTTTTTACTTGCCAATCTTTGTCAGGCTGAATCTTTTGTATCATGCTAGCAACCTCATCTTTCCCTGAGCCAGCATATCCTGATATTCCATATACCATTTTACTTTGTTTTAATTTTTAAATACTTTTTACAACGGTCTTCTCTACGAAATCTATCTTAACATCCATAAATTCTGATAACATGATATATAACTGAACAGCCTCTGCATATCCTAATAAAAGAAGTTTACCGTTGTCGTGCATCTTAATAGCATATCCATTTCCGTTGTCGTCTACTGACATTATTCTTTTGTTTCTAGCAGTAGTTGTCCATAGTTTATCATCTGATGTCCATAGTTCCTTATCTTCTGAAATATTAAACTCGTGCTCATACGAACCAGTTGATAAGTCTTTAATCATGATTTCTTTCATAGCTTATGTTTTATTTGTTTTCTAATATCTTTTTAACATCAATAAAGTGTTGAACTCTAGGTGTTACTCCTTCTTGGGATAACTCATCTATAATGTTGTCAACCATTAGGATACTTGTTTCTTTAACAGCCCTATCTGAATGTATTTCAGGAACAAGATGTAGGTGTGTTGGAACGCATGCCCATATACCTATTCTTACTATCTTGCTAACTTCCATTATAATGTTATTAGCTGTTTGTTCAGGTGTCGATATCATTTTTTGAATATTTTTGTTTGATTCTTTTTATTACGTCTAAGTATAATTCTTTAAAAGATTCATCTCTAACTACTAGGTTGTCAAATTGCTCAATGCCATATCTAATAGTTGTATGGTCGTATCTAGCACATCTTAAAGTAGCCATTGTATCTCCGATACTATCTAGTGTGTGTCCTAATAACCTAGCTAACTTGAAGTATATAAACCTCATATTAACTAACTCTATTTTTCTTGAACGGTTTCTAAGCCTAGCTACATCATGTATAAACAGCCTATCCCCGTATATTTCTAATAGAATCTCATCTATAGTATCTCTAAGCGTTAGTAACGGAATATTTGGTATATCCGAATCGTCATCCATCATTGTTAAAACATGTGGCTCATAACCAATCTTTTCTTTGAATTCTAGCTTAAATTCAGCAATAAGCCTAGCTTCCAATCTTCTCTTGTAAATAACAGTATCTATACTTAGTTCCGTGTTCTGTAAATAATCATTCTTCATCTAATCGTTTTAACAAAGGTAATTCTAGTATTGCTAATTAGCAAATTTATTTTGATGATAGTGAAACATTCATATACCTATCATTGTAATACTTGTCTATGACTAGTCTCTTCCAGGGGCCGGTGTGCCCGTCTTCATCGAATGCGTACATCATAGCATCATGAATAAAAGTCTTCTCATCGGCTAGTAACCTTGCGTAGTTGTCTACTAGCCACGAGTCAAAGTCATTCTGATTCATGGAAGATTTAGCTGTTAATACAGCTTGTATTGGTGTTATCATTTGGTTTATTTTAGGTTTAATTTAGGTAGAAATACTACCGAAAAGTGTCGCATAATACACTATTTGTAGTATAAAGTGTCATAAAAGTCGCATAATGTCGCAAAAAGTGCCGTATAATGTGTATTATACAATAAGTAATTCGTTTCCATAAGAGGTTAGTCCTCGGTCAAACCTTCCGTCATGAACACATGCTCCATTTGAGAATGTAGTTATTGTTTTAGAGAACCTAGACACGCCTTGATTGTACACATTTTCCATATCATGTATGTGTCCAAAGCAAACTAGCTTTAGTGTGTCTTTTAAATCGAAACACCTTCTCATTAAGGCATGGTCTCCACACATCTCTAGCTTACCATCTCTATTGAAAGATAGGTCTCTGACGCCCTTTGGAGGCCCATGAACCACTAGTATATCTGTATCATCTGGTATCTGTTTCCATACCTCGTGCGTCTTATCTCTAGCCTTCATGAAAGCCCATTCACCAAAAGTAGGAGTAATTGGTGAGCCCCATATCTTAAACCCTTCTATCTCAACTCCATCGTTCTCTAGATATATAATACCCCTGTCTCTAATGTCTATGTGTTTTACCTTTCTCCTTTCTATTGATGTATCATGATTTCCGGCTACATAAATCTTATGTTTTACGGGAACCCTTTCGTACCAATTCATAAAGTTAATTACCTCCTGTTCATTTCTGACTACATTGAAATAGTTTGAACAGTCTCCGCTATGTATTACTATATCTATATCATCGAATGTATCATCGGGGAATTCATTGTGAAAACCGTGGGTGTCGCTTATGTGAAGTATTCTAGTCATTTTGTTTGATTTTAAATATTACGTCAGTGGTCTCGTTTTCTCCGTTTTTTAGTGTAATGGATTCTACTATAAGGTTTTGGTATTCTCCTCTTGGCCAGAACTTGGCTAGGTTGTCCCCTATGATTATATAGGGTCCTCCTGATGGGTCTACCATGTCAATGCTAGTATCATCTGCTATGCCATACCGCATCCATGAGCCTCCTTTCATAATAACCTCGTTGCCAATATGCTCAAAGATTATCTTATCTCTATACCTGTTGTGGTATACAACCTTGTTATCTGCACAGTCCTTACAATAAACATCTTCAGTAAGTCCGGTGTTTATTATGACCCTACAATTATTGCATAAGGTTGCACCAATGCCTCCGTTATACTTATGTATTGGTTTTTTCATTGATTATTTAGTTTTTCTATTTCATTATTAGCCCAATCAATAAGGATGGTTAGTGTTTCTAGTTTTTGTTCTTTAGACATGTACCTGAACTCTCCGTATATCTTAACAACTTCTCCATGGTACTCAAGCTCTCCATTATCGTTTACAAAGAAGTTAATAGGCTCAAAATTCATGT